TGGTTGAGACAGCTACAAACAAAGCACTGGATGTTACGTATGCCAAGCAGCCTGACTTTGCACCATTCAAAGCTACGTCAGAGGCTATAACTAAATCTGGCCTTACTGTTGTAGTACCCTTCCCTCGTTTTATGTTTAACTCAATGGAATACATGGCACAGAATACAGGTGGTGCATTGCTTGTACCTATTCGTAAGGCTGTAAGTAAAGAGTCACGTGCTGCAGGGCTTACTGCTCGTGATCGTCAAGACATCACACGTAACTTGGTAGGCATTGCAACTATGGCATCTTACTATCAGGTACGTAAACAGTTTGGCACTGAGGATTACACATCTGTAACCTACGAAGATCAACAGGTTGACTTATCTGCACAGTATCCTATGCGACAGATTGGTTGGGTTGTTGAGTTTGAAAGACGTAGACAGGAAGGTACTCTTGAAACATGGTACGGCATGGACATGGAAGAGATTACCGAAACATGGTTAGGTACTAACGCACGTACAGGTACAGGTAACGTATTCCTTGAAGAGATCATGGCAGGTATACGTGGCACTGAGGACATTATTGACGATGAAAAACGTTCTAAAGCAATCGGACGTTTTGTTGGTCAGTATGCAAACACTTTCTTGACACCCATATTTCAGATGGCAGAGGCACAACGTATCCAAGGCATTCGTGGTGAAGAAGCTAAGGACTTCAAAGGAAGTATCACACGTGAAGCTGATCTGCCTTATGCAGGTGAGTCAGCATTTGTCCGTTCCTTCTATGAACAGATGGCACAACGTGGGTTAGCTGCACCGTCATTTGAGGAAGAGTTACCTCAACGTGTATCCATTGATCAAGGTAAAGTACAACGCCCAGATAGTGGTGCGAGGCTATATGCGGGTCTTACACTACGGGAACGTGACTCTGATGTACGTGAGTACCTGAGAGAGATTGGCTACTCTGACGCTACATATCAGCTTGGTAGTAAGTCACGTATACCAGAGAATAAAATTGCTGAGAATGAATTTATCAGTAACATATTCCCTACAATGGTAAACTTAGCAAAAGAGTTTGCTACTTCTGAAGGTAAAACTAAAAAAGAGCAGCATATTATTGCACGTAAGTTTATCAAAGAGGCAGCTACAGATTTACGTGAAGAGTTTAATGACCCTGCACTGGGTGGTGCATCACCACTTGCTATTGTTGCAGATCAATTAGGACGTTTGTCTAAAGAAGACCGTGCCTACGGTATACAAATGTTTAAATCGTACAACGAAGGACGACTGCCTGACATAACTAGCTTACAGAATATGAATGCAGTATTAGAATACAGTAAAATGTCATTCTTAAAGTAAATAAAAAGGGCGGCTTAATTGCCGCCCGATTAGTTTTTACCGCTTGTCTCCACTCCCAGAGAGGACACCCCTTACCTTTCGGTCATGTAGCTTACGTAAGTTATTCCTCGCAAGCTCAGTCATGTCTACATTTAGATCACGACATAGTGCAGCAATGTACCACAGACAATCTCCTACTTCGTCTGCTATTGCTTCACGATCAAACTTCCCATCACGTAAAATCTTTTTGACTTTATTAGCAACCTCACCTGCCTCTGCCGCCAAACCTAGTGCAGGGTAGATTACTTGATGTTCATGTTTATAGATCGCAGTGTCCGATGCCATATCTTGATATGACTTGAAGTTTAGGTTTTCATATTTACTTTCCATAAATGCTCTAGCCTCGTCCTGTAGCTTGTTCATACTCCTTCACCCGTTTTAACTGCTCAAAGTAGGCTTTGTTAAACCCACGTTCCCACTCCCTGTGCTGCATTGTATCATCAGGGAATGGATTAACGACACGCCCCTGCCGAAAATCCTTGTAGCCTTTCTCGTATTGAAATTTTAACGGTGCATCATATTTGCCAAGGCCACGTTCTTTGCGAGTTAGTTGTTTTTTCATATGCATTCTCCTTCTGATTATGCTACGTTGATTAGTTCTGCTTCTGTGTACGGAATGTGATAGAACAGTTCACCCTTGAGGATGTTACGTCCATGTGCCTCACGTAGACGATCCTCTGTCAGGCTTGTATCCTTGATACGCCAAGCTTGCTTCATATCTTTACGGAAGATATAGAAGTTAAGCACCCCATTCTCCCCCTCATACTTTGCAAGTAAACGTCCCTTACGTTCAGGAATACGAATGTCCTTCCAGTGTGTAGGCCACTCCTCTTTCCATGCTAGTTTAACCTCTGCCTCATTGAAATATGTATAATCATTTTTCTTTGAGACAATATCTACATTGTAATCCTCTTGTGCATTTTCAATATCATGCCCTGCACTAACTAGGTATTCCACTAGTTTATCTTTTGCAGGGGCATCATATGCTTCATACAATGCACGGCTAAATTGCTTACGAGTTCCCATTTAAATACTCCTTCAGTTCTGTGTACCCACCGATATGATCACCATTGTGAAATATCTGAGGTACTGTTGTTATACTTGATCGTTTCAGTAAATACAATAGCCATTTACTTGATGGCGATTGAATGTTGTATTCCACAAAGGTTTGGTTATGTCCCTGTAGTAAAGCTTTTGCATCATCACAAAAGTTACATTGATCACGGCTAATTATCGTCCACATCTTTTCTCCATAATAGTTCAAACAATAGTTTCTTTTGTTCGTACTCTGACATGATCATCCAATTACGTATCTCGTCAATAGTACGATAACACCCTGTGCAGTATCCATCGTTACCAATCCGACAGACCTTTACACAGGGTGAAGGTATAGTGCCTATGCTCCGATGTCCACGATTTCGCATGAGTCACCAGTACAAGCAAATGTCTGACTTGACTTTGTGCTATCTTCTTTTTCGTATGCGGATAGCTTAGTCCAATCAATCTTCTTCGGCATCTCCTTTAGTAATGCCTTATACTCGTCAACAGTGCAATCCTGATAAGGTGCTTGCTGATAAGTATGATCTGAGTGTGGCAAGAATGACACACCTGACATTTCGTCAAAGTGTTTGTATACAAAGGCACCCACTTCTAGCCATTCCTCGTCACGAACTGTGCAAGTCACCGATGGTTTGTGCTCACACCAGTGTCGTTGATACGCAAGCCATGTCTCTAACTGCTCAATGGCTGACATATCATTACGTGTAACCGCAGCCCGTGGTGACTTCACAGGGAAGCTGAACACCGTAGTGGTGTCTGGATTGAATACGCATGGTTCAGCAGGAATACCCTGATCTTTCATCATGGTTGTGAGGGGATCGTTGTTATCTCCTCTAACGGTTCTAATGTAATAGTCGTTATGTCGTGCATGGATTCCACTTGCGGAGTCCACCAACTGGGACACAGTGCCTGATGGTTTGTTGCAAGTAATAGCAGTACTAGGATTAATTCCAAGACGATCAGCCCACTCAGCATTAGTATCAACAGCCACTTTACGAAGGTGAGAAAGTGTTTCATTTAGTCCTTTGTTCCTTAATGTCATAAGAGGATTGTCCATTACCCCCGTGAGAGACACACCAAGCAATCGTTCTTCCTCAGTATTGTCTCGCCACATCTTTCGCAGATATGGGAACTTAGTGTAGGTGGATTGGATAGTACCCAGAATTGTTGCCAGACGGACCTTTCGTTCCAGACTTTCAATATCATCCGTGGCACGTACAACAATTTCTGTAAGGTTGCACACTTGCCCAGATCGCAATATGATCTCACTGCACGGGTTCGTGCCGAACTCATGGTTAGGATCACGTCTGCCATACTTCTTAGCTTGGTTCTTAGATGCTTCACGGTTAAACACTCCTCGTTCACCTGACTTACTCTCAACCAGTGACAACCATTCACGCATGAATGTCTCTGCATCTGGCTTCTCTGTGTACGACACACTGTTATTTGCTAGTGCACGATAAGCTGCTTCGTTCCACCACTGTCCTGACTTAGCATGACGCATACGATCATCACTCAGGTTAGACAAACTAATCATTGCTGAACGGCGTACACCACCCACTACAACAATCTGACCAATGAAGCACATGATGTCGTGGCATTCAATTGATGATAGCTTACGGCCTTGTGCATTCTTGAATGTCTGTACAGTGAAGTTGAATAGATCAACTAGTGGTGCAGGACCACTTGCACGTCCACCGAATGTCTTTAGTCGTGAACCTGCAGGACGTACCTTGCTAACATCCCATTTAGGAATCTCTCCTGCCCACAACAGTGACAACACCTGACGGTAAGCCTTAGCCCAACCCTCTTTACTGTCTTTCACTACCACTGTAGTATCACTCTCGTACAGTTCAGGTACTTCAGGTAGCTTAGACACGAACTGACGTTCAACACTAAAGCCTACACCTGTACCACACAACAACACAAACATCGCTTCGTCAAAAGCAAATGGATGATCCACGTGAATGTATGAACAGTTGTACATACAAATGTTATCACGTGCCGCTGCTGCACCTGCAGTCATCATAGCTCTCATGCTTGGCATGATCTCTAGGTTAAGGATTGCATTTTCAATCTCACCATAGACACTCAAATCTGAACCCTTATCCAGTAGAGGTGCTACAATGTTCTCCATATAACGAGTCACTGTTTCAGGCCATGACTCACGCCGTTGTTCATTATCCAACCACCGTGCATACCGTGATGTGTGAATGAATGATTGGTAGTCTGTAGGTAAAAAATTGTTCATGTTCACTCCGTTATTATTTTGATTGCTTTGATCGACATTCCATCAATGTCATAAATAAATTCCTGCAAACTCTGGTCAATCTCTTCATCAACTTCACCATCTACAGGAACTGGGTATTCGTCTTCATCTATGTTAAGTGTCAGAAATACTTTTACTAGCATTAATAACATTCTCCCGATAATAATTCATATACCACGTAGCTTTTTCCATATCTTCGTCACCGTTCTTGTATTGCTCTCGCCACGTGTACTTCATATTGTTCCCTTTGATATATCCACGAAACTCTTCAGGTGTTAGGGCGGCACGAATGGCTTCTATGCATTCAATACCTGCGTGATTATAGTGTGGTGGTTTGTTTACATTATCTACCATTCGTATCTCCTTTCTAAAAGTTTACTTTAACTACGTTACCGTCACGTTCTTCTATTAACGGCTTCTCTTCTGCCATTTCATCAGCATCAATCTGATCAACTAGCTTGAACAGCTTACGCCTTACATCATGATCCTGTTCCATTAAAGGTATAGCAGCAATCAACATGTCGGTCAACACTTTCAGATGTGCAAAGTCATCTTCTTTCATTGTGTTGTCATCTGTTGTCAGCATACCTACTGTAAGGTCACCTGTCCAATCTCCATTGTCATCCATTTCTGGTGAAATACGGATAACGAAATCGTTAGGGTTAAAGTTTATTAGTGAGTTTAGCATATGTTTAGCTCCTTTTTATTTTGTCATAAGGAAATACTACTAAGTCTGGATGATTGTCAACACCTTTCTCTTTCAACCATTCTTCTGGAATAACCCTATCTGCATATAAGAATTTATTTCTTTCACACCATGTGGCGTATGTTGTCTTTGCCCCTTTACTCAACTTACGTTTACTATTTTCAAATACAAATCGTATGTCAAGATCAGGATGCTGCTTCTTTACTGCTACGTGTTTGCGTCTATCATCTGATGTGAACCTTCCTTTCACTTCTATGATGATACCATTTGCAAGTATAAAGTCGGGGGTATAGGTGCGGTACATCAAATCTTCCCATTCAATCTTGATGGCTTCATACTTGAACTTGACTTTCTTCTCCTTCAAGTAATCTTTTACTTTGATCTCTAGCCCACTCCTATACCCATGCTTTAACGCAGCCTTGAACTGCTTACCGTTCATTAGATAAACGGATGCCAGTTCACACGGCGTACACCTAATGCCTTGAGTTCTTCACTCAATAGCTGATCTGCTTCCTTACGTGCTTCCATTGCTGCACGTAAACCTGCGTATCGTTTCTCACTGAGTTCACGTTTACGTTCACGCAGTTGTTCTTCAAGCATTTTGATTTCATCTTGAAGTTCTTTAATTTCATCATCACCTAACATAATCAATCCTCTATGTATGCCACCGTCTTGGGGTCTTTTGCTTTACTCATACGTGATGGTTCTTCAACCATCGTGGGCCAACACTCGTATCTGAAATCACAGAAACGACAGTTGTCAT